GGGTGATTTGTACCGAGAACGCGCTGCAGAGCAGGAAAGACGTACCGATATCGTCAGCACTGGGAGGCGCGTTTGTTTAACCTACCAGATCAAGGAATATCTGGGTTATAGTTCAGCCGATTTCTCGGCGGCAGCTTCAGTGCTGTTACGGGCTTCATTGCACACGATCCTCACCGAGACGTGGCGTGAATACTGCCAAATTTTTCCGTACGATGATGGAGTCAACGAACCAGTTGCCATGCCGGAACTTCACGTTCCGTCATTGCATTTCAGCTGGGTGTACCCGCGCTACTCGTACTGGCACGAATTCAACGGTCTGGTTGAGCTTCACCCGTATCTGGATTATTACACGGTTGAAACAATCGGTTCAAAGAAGGGACGTGATGAGGGGCTATGCGTCAGCGATGCCCACACTATTAAGCGCCGACGTTTTGCCATTGAGCTTAAGGCAGCGCTGTTCCTTCTGATGGTGCAGGGTAGACTCCAATTCTGCCAGGCAGCATCGACCGAACCTAACAAGTATGCCTCCCTAGCTCGGTTGGTAGCTGATTGGTTCGGCGAGCTTACTCTCGGGTTTCTTGGCGCTATTAGCGAGATGATGCTGCGCATCAATTTCGAGTGGTACTACGCCATGGCTCCCGAACTGCAAGCTCTCTTCGACATTCTGCTCGCGACGTTCGTTGCTTGCTTAGCGTACAGATTTACTAAGCAGCCAGCCTACAAGCTTGCAGAGAAGAAGGAAAAGAAAGGGCGTAATTGCTTCCTCGGACAGACAGCCACGGAGAGTGGTATCGTTTACAAAGTCATGATCGATGATAAGATCTATGTGCTGAACAGTCAAGATGCTGTCGCCGGGAAGCGTTACGAAGAAGAGATGGCGATGCCGGGCTCGGAGTATTTTCCGTGCAAAGAGAAGCCAATTGGGGCTATAATGGTTTCCAATGCTGAAAAGGATCTTTGCGTTTTCGGTATATTCTGGAGACTGGATAACTTTCTAGTCACAGCTCGGCATTGTGCTGATGTTCTCAATCAATCAACTGCGGACATTTACCTGGCTAAGACCAGAGTCACAAAGCACAGAAACTATGAGGTCGACACTACAAAAGTGTGGCCTGTTCCTGATGATTTCTTTGACGCGACCGAAAACCTTATCGGTTCGCTGCATGTTGATGCTTACGTGAGGGAATTGACTGACTCACAGTGGGCGCAGATTGGCATCGGCAAAGCTGTAATCAAGCTGCCTTCTCTTTATGAGCAACAAGTTCAAACGGTGGGTTTCACCAACAATGGATTGTTAGTCTCTGCAAACGGGAAAACTCTAAAAGGGAGTGGACTCGAACAACTTCACCATACCGCAAGTACACAAAAAGGCTTCTCAGGTGGCCCTATATTTTGCGGTTCCAGCGTGGTAGGCATGCACGTTGCTACAGAAGGCACACACAACATAGCCATCCGCCGAGAGTTGATCAGTTACTTGATCGAAGTTGGAATTGGTGAAGAATCAAGGAAGAAGCACAAGAAGTACACTTACGCTGATGCAGCGTATAAGGAGTACTACCGCCAAAACAAAATGCGAGGTGGAGTGTTCAACGTAAAACGTTATGGCAACGGAGATCGTTTCGCTCTAGAGCTCGATAATGGCGAGTGCACGTTTGGCTGGACGTTTGACCAGATGTGTGAAACGTTTGGCCCCTACGACAGTAAGGAGAAAAACGCAGACTACCTCGAGGATCTCTTGTACGAAAACAAGAGTTTTGGGAGAGGGGTTAACTTTCGAGATGAAAATGCGGAACTACCAACAGCCGTTGGAGCCTGGACGGTCGTGGAAGGCGAACGGCCTGTGCACGCTCCAAAGAAACCAGCACGGCAGCCTGAGGTTGTGAAAGCGTTCGAAAGCATGCGAGAGCTAGCGATCAAATGCGGTTACACTGAAGGCACCTACTGTTATCCCGAAATGGACAAGGAGACTGAGAAAGAATCGTTACGACAACACCTAACGCTTTTCTCAGAGGGTTTGAAAAATTTGACCAACGTACCAACCGATGAAGAGATCGGGCGTTGTGCTCTGATAGTCGCCGAACAATGCAAACTGGCGACTTTCTCACCCGACCCGGATTACAAAACTATTCCCGGCATCATGAAGGTGATCAACTCGAGTATCATCAACCCGAAGAAAAGTTCCGGTTTTCCTTACGTCGCTGAGGGAATGCCCACCAACGCTCAAGTGTTAAAGCATTATGGCGAGAAAGGTTTCGCGCAACATGTTTTGAATGAATGGGATTCTGATTTTGTTTTCAAATGGTTCCTGAAGGCCGAACCTAACAAGATCAAGAAGCTCAAACTTGGGCGCCCGCGCGGCCTAGCGGGAATGCCGTTACACAAGCTTGCTAAGCACGCCAGCATGTTCACCAACATGGCAACAGCCTTTGTTGAGAACTGGCGCGACATGCCGGTGAAGTACGGCTACTCGCCAGGCAACCCGGGTGATATCGCAAACTTGAAAAAGACTCTCCCTGGCAAGGTTTGGTCTAGCGATAAGGAGGTCTGGGACTTCAACGCCAAGGAATGGCACTTCAAGGTGTTCGTACGGGTAGTGCAGCTATTAGCGGTCTGCCCCGAGGATATGAACCAAGAAGATTTCGCCCACTACGTGGAAGTTGATGTCCCCCAGGCTATTGGCGAGATTTACAAGGATTGCAAATACCGTTGCTCCAACGGCGACGTGTTTGTCATGCATGAGCAAGGCATCATGAAGAGTGGCTGGTTCCTGACAATTGTCGGCAACAGCGTGATGCAGCTCGCCCATAACTGCATGGTACTTATGAAACTAGGATACGATGATGAGTACATCCTTGAGAAGCGGATTGTGGCTGGCGGAGATGACGTCGAACAAGAGCCGGCGCATCACGACAAGCAAGAATACATAGCCATGAGCCGCACTCTCGGCATAATTATGGAAATCGAAGAACGTGAAGGGCTCGAACACAGCGAGTACTTCAGCTCGGATTTGCGTCTTGACGCTTACAAACGATGGCAGTTTTTGCCACAGCGTTTTGGAAAGCACGTTGAGCATATGCTTACTATCAAAAAGGAGCATTTGGCCAGTGCGCTCAGCAATTACATGGGTGATCACAGGCACGACGAAGCCAAGTACAACTTCTTCTTGAAGATGTTCCATAAGCTCCGTAAAGACAACCCTGGTTTGTTTCCGCTCTCATACGTGAAGAGCAGACAAGCCTTGCTGTCTGCGCAGTACGGCTATTAAGCCGTGCTGTCCGACCGGCTAAGTCGTAAAACTGCCCGTGAGGGTCCTCACGTTAATGTAATGGTGGTTGGTGGCGTAAAACAAATAAAAACGATACATGAGCTATAACAACACTGACGACCTCAACGTGGCGGGGCTAGCTCCCGGTTCAATCGATGGACTGGGATTGAAGCAGCTGGTTCCCGGCGCGCTCGGCAATTACATAGGACCCGGATGGAGCAACGGTGAGTTGCAGGAAAGCGTTGAATGGGGTAGCCGTGATCCCATTGACAGGTTGGATTTGGCGGCGTACTACCACGACAGTGCTTACGCCAAGTACAAAGACGCTAGACACAGAGCTGCGGCGGACCGCCGGTTTTACGCTGACACCAAGGACATTGAAGGTCCGTTAGCTGAAACCGCGCGCAACGCCGTCTTGTATGGAAACCACACTGGAAGACGAGCCAGCGACCTTGTGAAGAACGCTCAAGCGGGAGCTGCTATTGGTGGAATACCAGGCGCACTCGCTGGAGTGGTCTACTCTGGGCTGAAGGGCGGCTATGAGCTAGCCCGTGGTCTCCATGGAGGTTGGGAACAGGACGATAAAGACATTGACGATTACTTCAAGACCGACCCCCATAAACGAGCGGACATGTTCAAGATCGGAACTGAACCAGGCGAAATTGAGCCGTGGAACAAGCCGATTATTGATCGCAAAGCGGAAACAAGCGGTAAGCTTGACACCCGCAAGCCTCGCAAAACGGATGAAGGCATGGCAGCTAAGCGCGCGTTTGATCGCGCCAAGCACGCTGGAAAGTTGCACGACGTCGGGCGACCGACGGAACTCGATGCACAAGCAGCTGTGACACCGATGCGAGGAGTGTCTATGGCACATGCGGCGACCAACGCACAAGATGTGGTCGTGCATGATCCGCGCAGCTTTTTCCAACGCGTTTTCAAGCGCGGTAGGAAGAAGAAAACCAAGAAAGCTCTCGAATCCACCCAACAAGACTTGATACAAAAACAACGTGAACACTTGCAGCACCATCTGAAACTCAAGCACGAAGCTGAACACAGTCAATTGAAGCAGCCTTCTGGACCGGACTGGACTTGGTCCGGATACCAAGGGCGTGCCAAACACATTCTCTCCAATAAGCTTAGTGCGCAACAGAAAGGAAGGTAGGTAGGCGTAAAAGAAAATAAACAACAACATCAACAACACACTCAACTGCTTTTTACCATGGTCAAGGGCCAAGGAAAGAAGACGAACAATTTGCCAAAGAACCGCGCAAGCTTCGGCGCGGTTTCGCGCATTAACACGGCTCCAGTTGCTGTCGGTAACTCAGTGCGTGGAACAAAACCTAAGATCACACAGAGCTCAAATGGCGCTCATGTGGTTGGTCGTGATTTTGCTTTCAGCCTTAGTTCTACGACAGCATCTATCACTGATTGGGAGTTGATCGGCGGAGCTCCGATCACGCCATGTGCTTTCCCAAGCACGGTTTTGCGTAATTACTGCCAGATGTTCGCTGAGTTTAAAATCAACAAACTCGTCGTGCATTATATCACCAGCTCGCCAACATCGCAGGCTGGCGACGTGCTATTTTACTACGCGCCTCAGCGACTGGAACCAATGATGGATTATACAAACAACAGCTTCTTGCCGTATGCTTTGTCTGATTCATCCACCGTCATTGGGCCTCAGTGGACAAACCATTCCACCTCGCTCAACGTTGATCACAACTGGAAATCAACTAATTACGGCGCTAACCCAGATCTCAATGAAGACTCGGCAGGAGCCGTTTACTGTTTTTCCAAGACGAATGCAGCTAACTCTCCAGGCTACGTTCTGTTTGATTACGACATTACATTCCGCATCCTCAAGCTGAACCCACGTATGGGTGTTCTGCCAGTGGCGCGGGCTCAATCCAACATGGTCTGCATGACTGCCGTGGCTGGAGCTACAACAGTAGGTAATTCAGCTGTTTTTGCTCTCAGCGGGTTGGGCGGTAAGAACATTGCCGGTGCTCTCAGCACCAACCCCACCGGCTTCATGATTGGTGACGTCTACAAACTCATTTTGCAGCCCACCAATTCAGTAGCCGCTGGTAATCCAGTGCTTTCGGGTACGCCCACTCCAACGTTGGCTAACATCCTGCAGCACGCGGATGGCACTGCTATCACCATGGATGACGGTGACACGTATTACATATTGTTCGTAACTAGCACGAATTTCCGCATCTACGGAGCGGTTGACGCAGCTCGCGCCGCGTCTAACCCTCTCGAGTGGCAGACGGCCTTCAACAGTGGGCACGCGATTAATTTGTGCGCCGCTGTTGAGCTAGTCACAAATGTTGATGATTTCCAACAATCCTCCTATCCTGGATAAAACATAAAAATTTGATTTCAGCACACCACATGCATATACGAAAACATAAAATTTATAAATATCCCTGTACGGTCCCCACTAACCAAAATTAACGTTCGAAAAAACATTACCATGTG